TGGTGGAGGATATGTGGATTGGATTCACGAATCAGTTTTAGGCAAGTTTGAGAAGGTGTACTTATGAAGTATATAAATGGTAAGTATTACACAGACGCTGAGATTGAAGCACTTATAGAAAAGAATAGGGATAGTAAGATTGATGATGTCTTGTTATCATCAGCGATAGGTGCTCTTACTGGATCAGCAGTTGTTGGTGGACTAATTGGTGGGAGCTTCCTTGGAGGATTCTTAGGTGATGTATTGGAAGGTACTGACGATAGTTGGCTTTAGGTGAATGGTATGAAATTATTAGAGGAGGTGTAAAAATGAATGAACTACAAGACGGTAATTTGTTATACCATTCAGCATGTATTGAGTGTAATTCGTCAGACGGTATGGCTGTCTACCAAAAAGAAGATGGTAGCGTTGATGCTTTCTGCTTCTCTTGCAACAAATACTTCAATCCAGAAAAGATTGAAGAGAGTGGAGTTAAGGTAAAAGAGGTGGTTAAATCTAAAATGCAAGACGTGGATCTTACAGTAATTGAAGCGATTCCAATGCGAGGATGGAAAGAGCGTGGTATTACTCGAATCACTTCCGAAAAGTATGGAGTTCGCACTGAAATCGAAGGCCAAGATAAGGCTATTGCTCGTTATTACCCCAGCTACTCAGATGAGAAGATTGTGGGGTATAAGAAGCGCGTTATTCCTAAAACTTTCACTGGTATTGGTAGCACTAAAGCAACGAATGAAATGTTTGGTCAATCAGTTTTCGAGTCTGGTCAGAAGTACCTTGTTATTACAACAGGCGAAGAAGATGCTATGGCTTTTGCTCAAGCATTGTATTCAGCTAAAACGGACTCAAATGGAGATAAGGTTGAATATTGGACACCTTGTGTATCAGTAACATGTGGTGACGGTAGTATTGTCAAACAGTTTAAGGCTAACTTTGAATATATAAACTCGTTTGACAAGGTGGTTCTTGCATTTGACAATGATGAGTCTGGTCAACGATATGTAGAAGAGGCTGCACGGCTACTAAAACCAAATAAGGCATACCTAGCAAAGTTCCCTAGTGGAATTAAGGATGCTTGTGACATGTTGAAAGCTGGTAGGGTTTCAGACTTAAAGCAAGTATTTTGGAAGGCTGTCCCCTTTAGTCGAGTGGATGTATTACATCTTAGCCAACTATGGGATGACTTTGAAAGTGAGGACAACAATGTAAAAATTCCATTCCCATCATCGTGGTCTAAGTTGAATGAGATGATGAACGGTGGCATGGAGAGAGGTGAAATCACTGTAATCGGGGCTTTGACATCTATTGGTAAAAGCTCTATCTTGAATAACGTGGTATATTCACTGATTGAGAACACCGAACTAAAGGTTGGAGCAATGTATTTAGAAGGGACTAAACGAGAGGTGGTGAGAGATTTACTGTCATTGGAGGCTGGAGTCAATTTACGCACAACATCACTAGATGATTTGAATATGGAGGAGCTACGCAACCGATTCTTTAACAACTTAGCTGCTAAGGATCAGTTTGTTTATGTAGATCACCAAGGTAGTATTTCAACAGATGAGATTTTCGATAAATTAAACTACTTGGCTAAAGCTGAAAATTGTGACGTAATCATCATCGACCCCATTCAGGCAGGTGTGAATAGTAGTGACAACGGTGCAATCATTGATTTTATGGACACATTGCTAAAGTTCGCAAAGCAGACTGATACTTGTGTTGTGGCAGTTAGCCACATGCGTAAACCATCTGACGAGAATCCACACAACGTAACTGAATACAATTTAATGGGGAGTAGTAGTATCAACCAGATTGCTTTTAACACAATCCTCATTAGCCGTGATAAGATGAGTGACTGCACAATCAAGAAGTCAGCAACAAAGGTTCAGCTTGTTAAGTGTCGTAGAACTGGAGAGACTGGTGATGCAGGATGGCTTCGATATGACAGTCAGACAACTCACATGTATGCCACATCAGACCCTTACGTTGAGAGTTTAGATGAGTTGGGTGAGATTAGTGAAACAGGTGAGATTGTAGTAGACTTTTAATGATAGGAGGGCTAAAATCCTCCGTTTACTTTAAGGAGATTTAGTTTGAAGAATTATTTTGATAAAGATGTTATCTACGATTTGGAAACATATCCGAATTGCTTCACTGCTTGCTTTGTTTTCTCTAATGGGAAAGGAATGAAAGTCTTTGAGATTAGTGACAGGGTTAATGAGTTGGAGGGACTGTTGGAGTACTTGCGTAATGTGAAACGCACGGGTTGTCGTATGGTGGGTTTTAACAACCTTGACTTTGACTACCCAGTGTTACATCACATCCTAAAGAAAGCTCAATCTGTGTTTGATACAGATGAGAAATTGAACATCTCAGCCAAAGAGCTTTACGGTGTTGCTATGAAAATTATCAACTCAATGCGAGATAATAAGTTTGGTAGTTCTATCCGCGATGCTGATGTGATTCTGCCTCAAGTTGACTTGTTTAAGATTCATCACTTCGACAACCATGCTAGGTCTACATCCCTTAAAATGTTAGAGTATAACATGCGTAGTAAGAATATTGAGGACTTACCGTTCCCTGTGGGAAAGGTTTTGACTCACGCTGAGAAGGATGTGTTGATTAAGTACAATAAACACGATGTTACTGAAACACTGAAGTTTTATAAATACTCCTATGAGAACTTAAAACTTCGGGAAGACCTCACTGACGAATATGGGTTTGACTGTACTAACATGAACGACACCAAGATTGGTAAAGAGTTGTTCATAAGAACGCTTGAGAAAGAAAAGAAGGGTAGTTGCTATGTGTACACAGCTAGAGGTAGACAAATACTACAAACCAAGCGCGATAAGATTGTTATTAAGGACTGCTTGTTTCCTTACATTCAGTTTGATCGACCAGAGTTTAATGCTGTCAGGGAGTGGTTCTCTAAACAAGTTATCACCGAGACCAAAGGTGTGTTTAGTGATCTGCTTGAACACACTCTAGGTGATGTTGCTAAGTATGCTGAGATGGTGGTTAAACGTAAGAAGCTGGGAGGTGCTAAGGATTGTGAGCGTTATGGGTTTGATGACTTCAAGGGAAGCCGAAGCAAGACGTTCTATCCGACAGATAAGCACATCAGTGATTTGAAAAATGACCAACCACTGGGGTGGATGGAGGAGAAGGAATTAAAATCCCCAAAAGGAGCAATCAGTTATTACTGGTGCTGGAACGTAGCAGAGACTTTAAACGTAGTGATTGATGGATTCCGTTATGACTATGGTGTTGGTGGCATTCATGGAGCTACACAAGGAACATTCTCTAGCACTGAGACAAGAAAGATTCGTACATTAGATGTTGCTAGTTATTACCCTAACATGGCTATTGCTAATCAGATTTACCCAGAACATTTAGGTAAGACTTTCTGCAAGGTGTATAAGGATTTGTATGTACAACGTAAAGCAACACCTAAAGGTAGTGCAGCAAACGCTGCTTTAAAGCTTGCCTTGAATGGTGTATACGGTGACTCAAACAATGAGTATAGTCCACTGTATGACCCAGCTTATACAATGAGTATCACTATTGGTGGTCAATTATCATTATGTATGTTGATGGAAAAACTAATCAATCATTGTGGCGCTAGAATTATCATGTGCAATACTGACGGGTTTGAGTATCTGTGCGATGTTGAAATGTTCAGTGAAGCAGACAAGTGGGTTAACTGGTGGGAAGAGCTTACTAAGCTTGACATGGAGGGTGATAGTTACTCTAAAATGTATATTAGGGATGTAAATAATTATATCAGCGTCACTGAAAGTGGTAAGATTAAGCTTAAAGGTGCTTATGAGTTTATGGAATATGACAAGCTTGGTTGGGCTAAGAACCACTCTGCTATGGTGATTCCAATGGCTGTTAAAGCACACTTGATTGACGGTGTTGATTACGAAGATTTCATCCGCACTCACGATAACAAGTTTGATTTCTGTTTACGAACTAAAGTACCTCGATCATCGTCATTAGTGTTGGTGGTTGATGGAGAGGATGTTCCACAGCAGAACATTTGCAGATACTACCCAACAAAGAATGGTGGTAAGCTTATCAAGTTGATGCCTCCACTAAAGGAAGGAGGAGATATCCGTAGAATGGGGGTTGACACTGAGTACACGGTTAGTACGTGTAATGATATAGATGATTTTGGAGGGGGTATTGATTATAGTTATTACTCAGATCGTGCGTGGAAATTAATTGAAGCAGTTTCAAAAGTTCATTAAAAGAACAGTTGACATAAATGTCTGGTTGTGTAAAAATAGACATACACAAACAACAGGATATATTATTGATTAAGGAGAAACAAAATGGAAAAGGTTACTAAAGATTACTTATTGCGATATGTGGAAAATGTTGGTGAGTTTGAGAAAGGGCACCGTAAGTATTCCACTTTCGACTGTTGGTGCTCTCATGTAATCACTCAAGAAGATGTAAATTACATTAAGAAACACGATAAGTTGGATGCGTCTGACTTCTTAAATGTTGAGGTGAGTTTAACAGGTGTTTGGAGTGATAGTGACGGTACTGACTGGTTTGATGAGGAGTTTCAAA